AACATTACATCTGCTGAAGGATTTGCTTCTATTACTTGAGGTAATATGCGACAAACATATTCATTGATCATCTCATCGGCATCGATTTGAAAGATATAGTCACCATCACACAGTGACGTTAAATAGTTTTTCCAATCAGCAAAATGTCCTTTAAATTCTGCTTTATGCCAAGCAAACGATTTGTTAACTGATCTAGCTCGTAAAAATGATTCTATTTCTGGATCGCCGTTCTTCGAATCATATAATACTACAACGCCATCGTCAATTCTTTTATTTGCTAATAAAAAATTTAATAGACGTTGTATTTCTAAGAATTCATTACAAACGGTTACTGCATATGTTATTTTCATAATTTATTATATTAAAATTTATGTTACAATCAAACCTTTTGTAGCTTTGGTAACTTTAATTCAATTGCTTTTGGTAACTGATTAACTCCTGCATCGATAATTTCTAATACTTGATCATATACCAAAGCAACAGCTGTTTCTGTAAACGTTGAGTTAACAAAGTATCTTTGTCGTTTTGCTAATTCCATCCATTTTTTATGATTCTTCAATACATCTTTCAACATGGCGCCGGCATATCCGTAATCTGGTGAAAACCATTTTGCTTCAGCAATTAGGAATTCATTTTGAGCTGTTTGGTGAATTGGTGTCAATTGTCCTGGTATTGCACAAATAAAATCTTTCTTTAAGAAATCAGCTTGACCTGAATAATGAGGAGCAATTATTGGTTTACCTGTTGTTGCAAATTCAAGTAATGGTCTACCAAACCCTTCGGCTTTCGTAAATGATACCATTGCTTTTATTTTAGGATGATTATATAATGCATTCATTTCAGCCGTTGTCAAATCACCATGCAATAGATATACTGATGGTAATTTATCACCTGGAAATAATGAAGCAATTTGATTGATTCTATCTTGTATTTCAAATCTATCTGTTACTGAATATGTTGCTCCACTAGTTTTAAGTATTATTGCAGGTGCATCTTTCTTGTTTTTAAATGTACTAAAAAAACAATGTAGCATTCCGCTAATATTTTTTCTGTCTTCTCCAACTTGACCTTGCAACCAATGTCCTACACTTAAAAAGACTTCTGATTCAGCGATGCCATCTAGACCTGCAACTGATGTTGTTACCTCTTTATTATTATATTGTGTTTCATCAAAATATTCCGGAATTACTTGAATATTTGTTGATATAGTTAAATTATTGCGTTTTGCTGTTTCGACAAAAATAGCTTTGGTAAATTCACTTGGAACTATTACAACTTGCATTGCATTAATCTTGTTAATCCAATCAGTTGGACAAACATCCCCTTCGGTACCAGCTGTTACGCCGATATTATATTTTCCTATAGGTTGAAATTCATTAGGAACAGTTATTTGTACCCACACATCTGGTTGTTCCGTTAACGGCAATGGTATTATTCGCATTTGCCAATCTATTGGTATTGGATATGTAAATGGTGTATGACCCCATGGCATTGAAAGTAACTTGATGTCCCATTCAGTTCCGCGTTTTTCTATAAATTGTTTGATTATTTCTCGAGCATGGTGGCCGTAACCACTTTGTGTTGCTACTGGAGATGATATAACTACTTTTCTCATTCTACTATTCCTGTTTTATCGTATTGTGTTTCTGTAACTTGTGTTAATGTATATCGCTTTCTTGCAATTGGTTTAGATTCAAACAAATAATCCATCATTGAAATCATCTTGTTACCCATTTGTCGTGCTGTTAACCCATTCTCCATTGCCCATTGTCTACCCGCTAAACCTCGCGTATCTCTTTCTAATTTAGACATATCATACCAATATGCAATTGCATCTGCAACATCTTCATACTGAACTCTATCATCAAAAATATATGGAGTTGCAGGTGATCCTTGCAAACTTCTATTGCTAGGAAATACTGGTTTTACCCATTCACCATGTTTAGTAAATTTACCGGTATGATTTGTTGAAAATTCACCGTTGAATCTAATCCATTTACCTTCTGCATCTGTAAACCCACATTGGTCTTGCAACCCACCGGTTACATTGTTAACAATTGGTGTTCCTGCAAGTATTGCTTCGGTTGAACTTAGTCCCCACCCTTCATTGCTAGCAATATTAACTACTACATCTGCAACATTATACATTGCATTAAGTTCTTGCGGATTGACTTTTGCTTCCGAAAATAATACTTTATATTCAGGTGCTAATGTTTTCCATATTGCACGTAAATCAGTTCCATTACCATCAACAACTTGTGTATGCATTAAAAGTGCAACTCTAGATTTTTTATCTTCAGATAACCCATCTACGAAATGTTTAAATGCTAAAATTACATCTCCTGGTTGTTTTCTTCTTATATTTCGGTTATTCCAAAATATTACAAAATCAACATCGTTTGCTTGTTTAATTTTTTCATGCATTGAAACATATTGCGGATCTTTTTTATCTAATGGTATAAATACAGCATCATTTAATCCATGTGGGACAAATCCCGTAATGATTTTATCTGAACTAACATTTGCTGCCAATTCATCACTTTCGTCATAATCTACAATATCGAATCCATTCTGTTTAAGCACTTCTCTGTGAATATTATCAGATTGCTTGCTAATTCCCATAATTAAATCACAACTACCGTAAAAAGGAGCATTCCACATTGGATATGGTAAATCATCCCAAATAGAATAATAAACTAATGGAACACCATATGTTGTTTTAATTTCATGTTCCAATGCATATAACCATGTCCAATATCTAGGATCGGTAAAATGAAATATTGCATCTGGTTTTTCTTGTTGGAGTATTGAAAATAAAATATTTCTATCACCATATCCGTTCCATGCAATCAATTTAACTGATGCATCTTCTACTCCTGTTTCTCGCGCAATGTCAACTGATAAATCATATGCTTTGCCGGCATCAGGGTGTTGTAATGCCGCACCCAATTGAATCCAATCATAGTGATGTACGGTATTTAAAATAATTTCTTTACTAATTGTTCCGATGCCTGACGGAAGTCGGAAATCATCTGCTAATAATAAAATTTTCTTTTTCTTCGGCTTGTTAGGGTCGATTTTGTGTAACTTTGGTAACTCCATTTTATCCTTTATAACTTTTATATAAATATGATTATCCTAAGATAACCACCGGTTTTTTTAATTTATTTATGTTTGTGTATGCAGTTTTGAGTACTGGGTCTAATGCATCTTCATTTGTCATTATCATCATATAATCGCATCGTTCTGCAATCAATTTCATGCGGTGGTGCAACTGACTAAAATGATAAGATTTTCCATAATAAGACTCTGGCATTGCGGAGTACATGTTATATCCTGAAAAAGAAGGATTATATTCTTCATAAGTTATTCCAAATTCTAATGTATATTTTCTAACCATACTATTAGCGCCTTCTTGTCCGCCAGCGCCTATAACTACTAATTCATTTCCAAATCGTTGTTTTAGCTGTTGCAATGTATCTTGGACTTTTCTTCTATTCTGCCAACCCGTATTTCCAATTACTGCTACTCGATTCATATTTTTTCGTATAAAAATTTAATACTTTTAGGCATATGTTTATACACTGTACGAAGCATTGATTCTAATAGTGTTCTATTTTCTCTACCATTAGGGTCAGACTGATTTGTACACAATACGTATTCCTGTACTCCTACCTTTTTACCACCCCAGCTAGGATGATTTTCCATTTCAAACTGATACACAAATACATGTTCGTGTTTATACTTTATTCCTTGATTCTGTTCTCTTTCGGACATCTTTCGTAATCTGTTTTAAATGGACAATATTTACAATTCTTAGAACCTTTACCTGCTACTGCATAATAAATTCCTGATACATTTTTATTTCCTTCTGCATCAAAGCAGTTTTCAACAAATGCATCAATTTGTTTTTGTATTTTTTTACGTGTTACTGTGCCAGCTGCTGGTCTTATAATTTGAATGCGTTTCTGTGGAAACATTGATTCTTCAATTATCTTTCTTTTGACAATAAAAAATTCAACATCAATATTGTCTATTGGCATTCCGAATTGTTTGCTAAAATATATTTTATATGCAATCAACTGTGCTAATTTAATTGAATCTGCTTTTGCATAAGCATTCCATCCATTGCGAGATGTTTTTATATCATATACAGTAATTGTATTTGTTTCTGTATTGCGAATAACAACATCGATGAATCCATACCAATATACCGAATCATTTTTTTCAGATGCAGGAACACATAGCTCCATTTCAATACCAACTAATTCATAATTTTTAGTAGAAAAATATGCTGCTCTTTTTTTCTTGAACCAATCTAATATAGCAATACCATCTTGCCAATATTCACTTAATTGTAATGGATTTGAAAAATGTTCATTGTTATTTTCAGTAACACATCGTAAATATTCTTCACGCAATTTATTTTTCAATATTTCTGGTAGTGGAAGCAAATCAGCCTTCTTAACTGATTCTGTATATAATACGGTTAAATAATATTGCAATGTTTCGTGAAATGCGGTACCAAATACCGTATCAATGCTTGATTGAAATGGTGCTAATCCATCAATATATGCAAGTTTCCAATTTAATGGACATCGTTCATACATTGACCATTGCGAATAAGATATTTTACGTGGTACTGTCGTTGCATCACGCATTGACAGTTTATATACGGGACTTAGATAATTTCCTGATTTCATACTTTATTATATGAAATTATTTAGTAATATCCAAATAGTCCGGAGGATATACTATATAATTATGTTCTTGTTCTCGAAGATAAATGTCAATTAAATCTTTAGTTTTTTCTAAATCTTGATGAAATGAACCTTTATGCCGACATCTTACAATGCGTTTAATGATATCAAATTCATAGGCATTCAAGTCCCACTCTTCAGCAAATTTATAAAGGCTATCCTTCCCTTTGTAATGTGTTTGCGTATGGACACTCATTTTATTCCTTTTAATAGTTTCTTTTTATCACTTTCACTGTAACCATACATGATTAAGATTCGTTCGCATTGAACCTTATCCATTAAATCTATATAATCAGCAGCTTCTGATTTTGCAACTTGATAATGTTCTGCAACTTGAGCTACTAATGATTTATCATATTTATCTTCAGATTTACCTTTAATATATTTTGCAAATCCTTTAGATGCTGGCAGAAATTCATGATACAATCGATATGTTTCCTGAGGACGTAAAAGCCCTATTGTATATGTTTGAAATTCATTAACTAGTTCCGTAAACTCCATTCTCATACTCAACCAACGATTAACAATAAAAACAGAAAATTTCTTTTGATCTGGTTCAGACCATTTATTCCATTCTTTCTTTTTGTGTGTTAATCCGTCGATGAAATCAAAAATTGTTGCACCTTTCTTTTCTTCTGCCATTTATTATAATTTATACTTTTTACGATATTGTTCTTCCAACTGTTTTCCCATTCCTATTTCTAATATCACCGCATTATCCGGTATACCGATAATACGTTTAGCATCGACAATGTCATCAATTGATTTATTGCGAAACGTTTTTATCTTCGTTTTTGCATTGCTTCTATTAGATGTTTTAAATACAATGCTAATCGTATCTTTATGGTATGGTATTGACATTATTTAGATTTCAATTTAACCGGTTGAAACTCTGCAGGTATTGCACCGCAATCATCACATCTGAATACCGGTATTGGTACCATTGTGTCTTTGTCTGCGCCTGTTAAAAATTTTGATACTTTATTAATTGCCATTACTTGTCGAAAATACATCCCTTCACATTCTGTACAAATGATAGGTTGCATATCTGTTGGTTTGATTCCATTTGCTTTTACATTACTCATAATCGAACTCATTTATTCTTATAAATTTACATTTTAAACATTCTTCAATTTCGTTTTGACGCTTAACGGCTTTTTCTCGTAATTTTTTATTTTTGAAATGATGCTTTTCATCATATTCAATAACAACATTTTTTTCTTTATCATATCCATCTACAAAGTAACCTAAATGTTCTATAAAATATTCTCCGCCATTTTCTGCATGTTGAAAATTATATCCATATTTTTGTCCATATTCATCTATCCGATTACATGCAATTTTATTATATCCGGGGTAACATGGACGTTTTTCATTTAATGATTCTAATCTTCTAATTCTTTGTTTTCTTTTAGTTTCTGCAGAGTGTTTATAACCATAATGTGGATTATTAATACCTGTAACATTTATTTTAGAAAAATACCGGCCTTTTTCTGATACTTTTTGTTTAATATCCGGAATTTGTGATATATTTTCATATTGTCCATTACTAATAGTTAATGCAACTAATTTCATTTTACATGCAGGTTTACATGTTTTGCCGTTATCCGCAGTTTTAAATTTTGTATTACATATAACACAATCTTTTTCTTTTAGTTTTCTACATTTACTACATTTAAATGAATCAACATTAATTTTTTGAAATCTAGCTTTATATCTAAATTCCGTAATAATCTCACATTCAATACATTTAATGTTATACATACTATCCTTTATTATAAATATATCTGTAATAGACAAAGACATTGAATATTTTTACAATTCTGATAAAATTTTCGTAAACATTGCCATAACATTAATTTCCTGATCAACAACATGAGCTCCTTGATACTGTGATTCAGCTATGATCAAAATGCATGGTGCAACATGGCCATGGGCAAAGTCATCTAAGTTATCATATAAAAATGTATACAATGGAGTAAAATCTTTAACTTTACTGTCTGCGATACATTGTCTAATCTTGTTAAATGCTGCTTTTTTATCTTTTGCAGTTTTAAGCATTTCTAAAACTTCAGTCATATAATTTGCTTGAATTGCACTTGCTTTATCTAATTGCAATTTGCCATTAACTACAGATGCTTGTGCTGCATTGAGTGCTCGTCGGATATCTGGATATGATGCATTGATAATTGCTGCAATATCTTTAATATCATATACAACACCCTTTTCTTCAAGTACTACAATTAATCTTTTAGCTACATCCGTTTTATTTGGAGGTGTAATTGCAAATGTCTGACAACGTGATTGAATTGGATCAATAATCTTTTCAACATAATTACATGTTAATATAAAACGTGTTGTTTTGCTATATGTCTCCATTAAATTGCGAAGAGCTGCTTGAGCATTTGGTGTCAAATAGTCTGCTTCATCTAGAATAACTATTTTCCAACGCTTAAATCCAACAGTGGATGCATATCTTTTAATCTTATCTCGAACTGCATCTACTGAATTTTCATCTGATGCATTGATATACATTAAATCGGCATCTACCGAATTGGCAATTATCTTTGCCAACGTTGTTTTACCCGTACCTGCTGATCCATAAAATAATAAATGTGGTACATCGCCATTTTCAATGAAAATTTTCACTTTTTCAATGATGTGCTCATTACCAATATAACCGTCTAATGAATCGGGCCTAAATGCCTCTGTCCATAAACTATTTTCAATATCATTAATATTTTTAAACATATTTTATTTACCTGTTGATCCAAATCCCCCATCTCCTCGTTCTGAATCAGATAATTCTGCTGATTCCGTTAATTCAATTTGTGGATATGGTATTATTATTAATTGTCCTACTCGATCACCAACTTGATAGATGACAGCATTGATCAAACTAGGATTTGCTCGAAATTTAAACATAATCTCGCCTCTGTATCCTGAATCTACAACACCAACATGATTAGTTAGATATAAATCAGTTTTGCTATTAGATGATCTAGGAAAAATTAACCCAACATACCCTATAGGTATTTCAATAGCTAATCCCGTTCCATAAACTACATTTCCAAAACTATCTTTTGCAATTGATGTAGCTGTTAAATCTAATCCAGCGTCACCCGGCTTACCATATGCCGGGATAACTGCATCGTCATGTAATTTTTTTACTCTTACTTGCATATCTTAATTCTGTAACATTACTAACCAATAGCTAGATTCAAAATCCGTTCCAATAAAATCTATTCGAGCTAACCCATCCGGTGATACATGTAATTGACCCGCATCTCCTCTATTTGCAATTAATACTTCTCTTAATTTGTCGGCAGAGAAACAAACCGGTTCCATATCTACACCTGGAGATTTTCCTACTTCAAATGAAATATTATCTGAATTAACTGTGGTATAGTTAATAATAAATTTAATTGTGCCATCTTTTACTTGAACCGCAAAGTTTTTAGCATCTGGTAATGCATTTTTTGCTTTAATAAAACGACTAATAAATTCTTCATTGACAGGAATTTGAATTTGATAATCCGGTTCAACATTAATTGTGGGAACTGCTGGTATTACTGTGGTATCAGCTAACATGAATGTTGCTTTTGTGCTACCTTCTGAAATTGTCATTGCATAATTCTTTCCTGCAGAATCTTTTACATCGATTGAAATATTTTCGCCAACAGCACCTAACATTTTTATCAATGCCCCTGTATGATTAATACCTAACTCACCTTTCATGAATGGGTCTGTATTCCATTGTATCTTGCCTACTACGGTTTGATCCATATCAATCAATTCACAGCCAACGCCGGTTTCATTTTGATTGAGTTTAACTGCTTCACAATTACCAGCTAGATAATATCTACTGATAAATGCCTGTAATTTACTTTTTTCCATTTTTATAACCTTTTAAAATTTAAAGAATTTATTGAAATTTTCAGCATCGGTAGTTGATATACTACTTCCGCCAAACTTTTTATATGTTTTGATATATTTTTCATATACTTGTGGTGCAGCGTCTGGATCTGCAAACATTTCATGCAATGACAAGATAACATCATATAAATCTCTAGGAACAACCGTTTCTAGCAATTCAACATGACTATCTACTAGATCATTTATTTCTTCTGCGCATTGAACATATAAATGCACATTGTGAACAACCAT